ACCCAAATTCGATGAATTGCTCTGAGAAATATTGCCGCGCATGGGGAACGAAATTTTGCACGGCTCACAAGAAAGTGAAGGCATGACGATCGTTCTAACCAAATCAATTCCGCGCGTCCGCCGCCAATACAATATGTACCGCGACGCAGGGCCGTTTATGGACGTTGTGGACGCCGTTTTATGGATCGCAGGCGGCGGTGGCATCAATTTGAACGGTCGCAACAAGGCGCCATCGTTCGCGCGAAATCTGAGTGTCGCCTGTCTCGAAAAGGCGATACGCGAAAAGAGAATCCGCCGGGCCATTAAGGACGGCACATTGAAGAAAGAAAGAGCATGACAGAAAACGAATCTCGCGCCGTCGCACTCGCGCCGTCGCAGACTGCCTTATCGGTATTCGACACCGCCGAGGGTTTTGAGTTGGCGCAGCGCATGGCTGGTGCGCTTGTGGCGTCTGACCTCGTGCCGAAAGAATATCAGGGCAAAGAAAAACTCGGAAACGCGCTGATCGCGCTCGACATGGCGCGGCGCACCGGATCGAACCCGGTCATGGTGATGCAGAATCTCGACATCATTCACGGGCGTCCGTCATGGCGGTCGCAGTTTATCATCGCCGCGCTGAACGCTTCCGGCCTATTTTCGCCGCTGCGTTTTGTGATGGATGGAGAAGGTGATGCGCGGACCTGCTACGCATGGGCGAAAGACCTTTCCGACGACGAAAAGCTGACGGGTCCAGTCGTCTCGATTGAAATGGCGAAGGCTGAAGGCTGGTTCGGCAAGTCCGGCAGTAAGTGGAAGACTATGCCGGAATTGATGCTGCGTTACCGCGCCGCCGCTTTCTTCGGTCGCCTGTATGCGCCTCATATCTTGATGGGTATGCAAACCGCCGACGAAGTGCAGGACACGCCGGAAATGCGTGACGTATCGCCTGGGCCGCTTGTCGAGCCCCGTGCAACAGGTGATGACGCGCCCGCCGCGCCGATCAAAAATGCTGACCAGAAGTCGGTAAAAATAACGGACACTCCCGCCGCCGCTGGCAAGGGTCGTCCGACCAAGGCCGACACCGATGCCGCCGAGGCCGATGGCCGCAAGGCGAAACATGCCGGTGCACCGCGCGAGACGGCACCCGCTGAATTGAAACCGAGCTTATTGGCCGCGTGGCAAGCGGGCTGGGATTCCGAGCCGGTTGCCACCGCTGGCGATAGCGCCGAGCCGCCGTTCGACATGGAGACGGGCGAGGTTTTCGAGAATGAGGCCGCCTCGCCGGTCAAGACCGAAACCGAAGCGGATGCGGCGCCCGCCCCTGCGCTTGCGACACCTGACGACTATGGGTTTTGACGATGACCGAAATTCAAAAAGAGATTGCCGCGCGTCACGTCCGCATCACGGCAAAAAAACTTGCCGCGACTGAGTTGTTTCGGTCGCGCGAGGAAACTCGATACTACTTGAACGGCGTTTATGTCGAGCCCCATGCGGACGGCGGCGTGATCCTCGTGGCAACCGACGGTCACAAAATGGCGGTCGTGCGTGACGTTGATGGCTTTGCAAATGCGCCGTGCATCTGTACCGCGCCAGCCGCGCTCGTGACAGCGTGCGTAAAGAATCCCAAGGCTGTCACTGGAATGCCAGGCTTCGTTCACTTCGTCGGCAACGTCGGATATTTGACTGCGCGCGCGTTCGACATTGAAAAAGAAAACCCTGTCGAGATCGGTCGCTATCACATCTGGAACGGCTATGCGCCAGAAATTGACGGCACGTTTCCCGACTGGCGGCGTGTGCTGCCATTTGTTGGAGAGGTGGTTGGAAACATTCCGCACATGGCGATTAACGGCGCATACGTTGCCCCGTTTGTCCGTGCTGTCAGCATGATCATGGGCGTCACGTTCGCCCCGCACTTATCGTTTATGCAGGCGGCAGAAGGTTCGCCCATCGCCGTGCAAAGCGAAACCGCCTGCGATTTTTACGGCGTGTTGATGCCGGTTCGTGCGCCGAAGGAAACAAAGCTCGTGCCCGCGTGGATCGCAGCCGAGATTGAAAAAGCCGGAAAAAAGGACATCGCAGCATGACCACAGAAACCGCAATTATCACAATTCTCGCCGCGTTATGCGCCGCCGCGATTTATCTACTGCGCCGCGATATTCGGCGGACGCAGGCGCGGGATGCTGTGATGCCTGGCGCGCATATTTATCGGGAGGGATTCCCTTGTGACGTGATTTCTCTCGACGACGACACGTCTCTGCCCGCCCCCATCGACGGCAACGCCGAGTTTTTCAAATCCCTCGCCACCGAGCCGGACACCACAAAGCCCGCGAAACTGAAACCGCTTCCGGCCAAGCGCACGCGCAAGCCTGTGGCAAAACGTGCCGCGCCGAAACGGACGACCGCGAAACTCGTAACGAAACCGGCGGCGAAGGCTGCGCCGAAAAAGAATGGACCGAAGAAATGAATAAGGGGCAAAAGGATTATTGGTGGAGCGTTGGGTTCCACATGGCACGCGGAGCCATTTTTCAAATCTGCGTGATCCTGATCGTCGCGTCACTTCTGGGCCAAGCATACAATTACGTATTCCCGCACCGCGACGATTGCGACGCCGCTGACGGCACTCTCTGCGGAATGCGCGTCTACACCGACGCCCGCACAAATCTTCAATACCTTGGAAACACTTCGGGCATCACGCCACGCCTCGGCGCGGACGGCAAACAGATTGGGGCGACACACTAATGCACGCGCAAATCCAAAACTTTCGCGGCCTGACCGCCGCCGAGATCAACCTCGAAAAAGTCGCGCTCGTGGCGGGCCACAACGGCGCGGGGAAAACGTCGGCGCTGCTGCCGGTCGCGTGCGCCCTGTCCGGCATCACGACGCCCCTTGGCCTGCGTAAGACCGATGGCGGTATGCTGGTTAAGACTGGCGCAAGCAAGGCGCTTGTCTCCATCACGAATGGCGAAAACTCGGTTTCGATCGAATGGCCAAAAGGCGACCGCGTGACGAAAGGCGACCGCCCGCCCGCCGCTTCCGAGGTTGCAACCGGACTCGTGAACGTCGCAGAAATGACGACCGCGGATCGAAGTAAGTTTCTGACGGACCTGCTCAAGATCGAACCGGCGCGAGAAGATTTCGACGCCGCCTGCAAAAAAGTCGGACTTATGGGCGATACCCAAAAGGTCTGGGAAACAATCGAGCGCGACGGCTGGGACGCGACGCATGGCAAGGGCCAGAATAAGGGCCGCGAACAAAAAGGCGCGTGGCAACAGGTCACGAAAGACGGCGCGTATGGTGCTAAAAAGGCCGAGGCTTGGATGCCGACGGGCTGGGATGATGCGCTCGCCTCAAGGTCGCTCGACACGCTGGAATCCGACGTAGCGGCGGCGAAATCCGAGTTGGAATTCGCTATTGGCAAGTTGGCCGTCAGCGAGGGTGAATTCGCGCGGCTTGCCGAATTGGCGAACGGCGCTCATGCGGCCTGTGAAAAGCGGGACGCGGCGCGCGAGATCGTGACGGCAAAAGAAGCTGAATATACGGCGGCACAAAAGGCCCGCACCGATTGCGAGGAGGCGACCGACTCCCTAGGACTGCCCTGCCCGTCATGCGGCACGAAACTCGAAAACAAAGCCGGTCCGGGCGGCGTCGGGCGCGTGCTGGTCGAGGCCGTCACGCTGTCGAAAGCTGAATTGGATAAGCGGCGCTCGGCAATAGCGTCGGCAGACGGCACGCTGAATAAGTCCAAGGCAGACTTGGGCGAGGCGCGGGCGGCGTTGCGTGACACTGAATCCGCTTTGCTTGCAGCCGAAAAAGCGCAAGCTGAAATCGACGCAGGCGCGACAACTGACGGCACATCGGCGACGGAAGTCGATGCTATGCGCGAGACGGTGCGCCGCGCTGAAATCTCGCTAACGGCGTTCACCACGAAAAAGGAAGCCGACCGGATACACGGGGCGATTCAGCGCAACGAATTGCTGATCGGCGTGCTTTCGGAGTCCGGTGTGCGGCGCGAGGTTTTGCTGCGCAAGTTGGCTGAATTTAACACGATGATGGCTATACGTTGCCACACCGCAAAATGGTCGCCGGTCACGGTTTCGGATTCGCTGACGGTTGAATATGGTGGTCGGTCATATTCGATGCTGTCAGGTTCCGAGAAATTCCGCGCCTCGGTCACGTTGCAATTCGCGATTGCCGAATTGGACGGATCCGACGCCGTTGTGATCGACGGGGCGGATATCCTCGACCGCGCCGGACGCACGGGCTTGATGGCTGCTGCGGTCGCATGGGGCAAGCCCGCGCTGATTGGAATGACGATGCCGTCGGTTGACGACGTGCCGGACTTATCGGCGCGCGGGGTCGGCTTTTCTTATTGGGTTGAGGCCGGTAATTTTAACGGAAAGGTGGGTGCGTGATGGCGTGGCCGCGTGACGCATATGTCGGGCAGAAGGTTGTTTGCGTGGATTATCCTCAAAAATACCAAGCATCTTTCCCCAATCTGAAACACCCTCAGAATGGCGAAATCTATACCGTGCGCGAGGTCTTTTTATTCAGAGAACACATATTCATCAGGCTTCACGAAATAAAAAATGAGAAGAATGAATCTGCTTCATTTGAACTAAATGAAGCTGCTTGGTTTACCGACTGGTTCCGCCCCCTCGAAACCCGCCGCACTGAAAAAACCGTTTCCGAGATCATCCGCCGCGCGCTCGACGTGAATGTCGCGGTGCCAGCATGACCGCGCACGAATTCGAGGCTTATGCAAACACGGGCGACGTGTACCGCGTGACGGCAGCAGATAAAGACGAGGCGATCAAGGAAGTGTGGCGTCTCGCGCCGATGATCGTCGCGTCGTTTCGGCTTTACAGCCTGACGCTACTCGGAACATGCCAGCGCACAGAGGAACACAACGGCGGCGGGGTCGCGGCATGACCACCGCAGACGAATTAATCGGCGCACGGATCAAGCGTCGTCGCGCCGAGTGCGGGAAAACGCTTGCCGCGCTTGCCGACGATATTGGCGTGACGCCGCAACAAATCTGGCGTTACGAGGTCGGGCAAAATCCGGTTTCGGTCGCCAACTTGCTTCACCTGTCGGCGGTGCTTGGCGTTTCTCTTTGCTGGTTTTTGGCAGACGTTGCCGACGCTGACCGCCCGCTTGGTGGCGAGGCGCGGCGAAAGTTTTTCAGATTGCGGGGCGGGAAATGACCTCAACCGAAATCGGCACCGCATACACCTCACAAGAAGCCGCCGCGCTCTTACGTCGCTCGACAGGCACGCTCGCGAATTGGCGCGTCTCAGGAAAGGGGCCGCCGTTTATTCGGATCGGCGGGCCTATCACATATCCCAAAGCGGAGTTCGACAAATGGCGTCAAGAACACATGCAGCCCGGCGCTCCGGTGCATCGCGCGAGGAAATCTCAGGCGCGAGAAGTGAGCGCGAATTGAAGGCGCTGGCGAGCCGATACGGTTACGCGGCGGCTTGGGTCAGCAACATTTTAAAGGCGCGGAGTGCGCGGAAATTCGCGCGGTAATTTCAATTTAAAAAGGGCCAAGCCGTGCGGCCCATCACGCCACGGCAAAAAAGGAAAACTGAAAATGCAAAGCCTTATCGTTTATGCGCCTGACGGGCGCGGGAAAACTCACAACGCGGAACGTATCCGCAAGGCGTTCGGGTTGACGCGGATTCACGATAACTGGTCGCCGTCAAATACCCTTTTCCGCGTTCGCGACACGCTCATTCTGACAAATGCTGAACCGCACAACCTACGCACGTTCCTGCCGGAAGTCGGTGTCATGTCACTCGGCAATGCCATCGCCGTTTGCAACGCCCAGCCCGATCCGGTCGCAATTCCGACGCCTGAGTTTGGCTGCTTTTGGATGGTGCTTGCCGACGGCGCAAATGCGACAACCGTCCGACACACGTCATTCGAAAAAGCGCAGCGCGAAGCCAACCGCCTCGCCAGGCTCAACGGCGGCAAAAAGTTCTATGTGCTGGCGTGTTGTGGCGCGGCGGTCGCCGATGCCGCCCCCGTGTGGCATCAGGCGGTCGAGTCGCTGCCGTTTTGATTTTGTGACCGCGTGGCGGCCGGAATCGAATTCGGAGGGCGATAACCATCACAAAATAACGCGCCAGATTAAAAACCCGCCACGTTTTTCTGCCTCCACTAGCTTCCAATGCGCTTCCAAACAAAAATGGGTTATCTGCGTTAAATCAGATAACCCATTGCTTTTATTGGTCGGAGCGGCCGGATTCGAACCGACGACCCCTTGTCCCCCAGACTGAATTTCGGACTTTCACGGTAAATATAACGGCATCACGATTTTGTATTTGACAAGCGCAACAGCCGGTTTATTGTTGCCGTGCAGTAAAAATGACGGAAGCTGGTTCACGCGAGATCATGGTGGGTTGCTTCCAGTGCGGTTCCAAGATTGCCGCGCACTTTTTTGAGACAATCAAACCCGCGCCGATTTGGCGCACCTGAAAAGAGGATATGTCAATGTCTAAACGCAACAAGCTGTCACTCCCGACAGCGAAGAAGCCCGAATCAGATTTATTACCCCCCGCCGCGCAGGTGTTGGCAGCCAGCGCGGCAAGTGGGGAAACAGACCAGCGGGGCGACGGCGCGACGGCGCCGGACGCGCCTGACGAAACCGTTTCTGGATTTGTGGCTGTTGAGTATGCGAGCCGCGCCGAGCCCCTTGGGCCAACACCCAGTGAGGCATTTCTCACCCCGTCGCGCCACATTAAGGAAACCGCCGCTCACTTCGGAATCTCCCCAGCCGAATTGACCGCCCGCGTCGAGGCCGGTCCCGTCGAGGAAGTGACCGACGACGAGCCCTCGCTCGAAAATGTCAAATCTGATTTGACGCTTGAGGCATCCGGCAAACTTGACCCATCCGCCCTCGCCGCCGCGATGATCCGCGCCCGCAAGGCACGCCTCGGACCCGCCGCCATGCACATGCAGGCGTCGGACTTTGTGACAGATTTGGAAACGGCGATCAGGGAGGTGGCGGGGTGACAAAAGAAGCTGGCAACCGCGCCCGCCTCACAAAACGCCACGTCGAATCCCTTGCCGCGCCCGGCTTCCATTGGGATTCCGACCTGACCGGCTTCCACCTGCGCATCCTGAAAACCGGCCGCAAGGTTTACGGCTTCCAGTACCGCGACCGCGCGGGACGCCAGCACCGCCCTAAAATCGGCGTACACGGGCAAATCAGCGCCGACCAGGCCCGCGAGATCGCCCGCGACTGGCGCATCGAGGTCAGCGCAGGCCGCACGCCTGGGGCTGCTACTGGCGGCGGGGCCACCATGCAGGCGCTATCACGAAAATATATGACCGACTATGCCACGCCCCGCAAAAAGCCACGATCGGTCGGACTCGACGAAATCTATTGGCGGGTCCACACCCTGCCCCTACTCGGCAACCTGACCGTCGCCAGCATCACGCCGGCCGATATTCAGAAGGTCATGTCGCGGCTCAAAAAGAAGCCCGCGACCGCGAACCGCGTGCGGGCGCTGCTGCATAAGTCGTTTGAGTTGGCAGAAGACTGGAAAATCCGCCCGCGCGGGACAAATCCGGTCAAAGAGGTCGAAAAAGTCGTCGAACCGCGCGCCCGTCACCGATACCTGACGCCGGAAAATCTCGGCAAGCTGGGCGCGGCACTGCGCCAATATGAGCACGCGGCCATGATCGCCGCCCCGTCCGGCGCTCGATTGACGCCAGACGAAAAGGAAGCCGACGCCCGCGTGCGTGAATTGGCGCGAGCCCGCCGCCGGTTCGCTGGGCTGGTCGTGCTGCTGCTGATAACCGGCGCGCGGAAACTCGAATGGATGCACGGGCGCTGGGAGTGGGTCGATTTGGAGCGCGGCCAATATCGCCTGCCGGACTCAAAGACCGGCGCGAAAACTATTTTGTTGAGCCCGCCCGCCGTCGCCATTTTGAATAATTTGCGCGAGTTGTCGGTCAAGGGGAATCCGTACATCTTTCCCGGCACGAAACCCGGAAAGCCGCTGCATGAAGAACGTGCGCAATGGAAAAACCTTTTGGCGATCGCCGGACTTGAAGGCGTGCGGATCCATGACCTGCGCCACTCGTTTGCGTCGGCGGCCAAGTCGTCGGGATTCGACCGCGCCATCGTCGCCAGCTTGTTGCACCACAGCGATGAGGCTGTGACCGATATTTATGCCGACCTTTTTGACGACGTGACGCGCGGCGCACAAAATGCGACGGCTGACGCGCTTATTGGATGGATGGAACGATAAGCCAAGCCTTTCGCCCAAATATGTTCGAGAATGATCACGCTCGGTCACGCCGCGCCGAAATCCACGCCTATTTAGGCAAAAGATTCCCGAACAGGGTCAGACCTATAAATCAGGTCCACCCGTTCGGGCTTTTAACACCGCTCGCGCACCCACTTTGCCAGCGCGTTCTTATCCGCAGCAACATCGTTCCGCGAATTCCAGTCCCAAGCCCACGCCGTCAGGATTTCCTCAAGAGGCATATCGCGCCCCTCGACATGCGCCTCAAGGGGCAACAGCGGGCGCGTCGGAGCCATCAGGCTTGACGGCGGCTGGCATCGGTTGACCTGTACGACCGGCGTCGAGCACGCGCACAGTGTCAGCGCGCAGGCCGCAATAATCAGAGTCTTCGTGAACATATTTGATGACCGTTTTGATGATGGTTTCGGTTTTCGTTTTTCCGGCGTCGCGGTTCGCGCCGAGATCGGCCTCGACTTTCACGCCGTCGCCGTAATTGACCGCCTGCTTTTCGACGGCCTTTTCGACCGTCGAGACGACAGCCGCTTTTTGCTGCCAGCCGTGAACGGTCCAGCCCGCCGTAAACGACACGCCAAGCGCCACGATAAATGCGACGATAACCCAAGGATTAGGCATCATGTGACGAGCCCCACAATAAATGCCGCACCTGACATAGCAGCGGAAACACATGCGCCGAATAACAAAACGCCAGCGGCTAAAACTCGCAACACGCAGTCGTCGAAATTATCAATCTCCGTCGCCTCAACAGCCGCGAGAAACGCGCAAAAAAGAAATCCCACGGCGATCAGCATAAAACCACCCGCGATCATTCTGCGCCCTCGCTTGCGGGCTGGTCGATAAACCGGCCAATCTGACCAACAAGCGCAACCGCGGCCATGCACGTCACAAGGCCACCTGGTATCGAATCTTGAAACCCAAAAGGAAGTTGATTCCACGCAAGCGGCAATGCCAGCACGATCGCCGTCGAGCGCGTCGAGTACCATTTCCACCCGTCACGCCAATCAGCGACAAGTCGAGATTTAATCTTTTCCCACATGCTCATTTTGCAGCCCTCAGTTTCGACGCGCCCGATGGGACCACGCCTGTTTTGATATAAGCCTCAAGTTGCGCAGCAACGGGCCAGAGATCGACGTAAAGCATCCCGTTGTCGTCCTTTAGTTGCTCGACGCACCACGCCCGAAGCGCCATGTCGCGGGATTCGCCCGCTGACATCACGGCAAAGCCAGGCACGCAATCGGACTCGACGTAATCAGTTTCCGGTTCAGACGTGGATTCCGGTTCGGGTTTATTTTCCGCGCTCATTCGATTGCCCCGCTCGTCTGTGTATCCGTGCCGTCAAACTGTGCTCGGGCTTCCGCCTCGAAACGCGCTTGCGTAAATGACTCGGCTGCGACCGGATAACGCGCGATGATCTCGGCGGCCTTCGCGTTCAAGTCAGCAATCCAATTCGGATTTGCGACGGCGGGCGGGCGGTCGTCTGACCACTTGTCGTTTATCATTGCGTCGCGCAGCACCACGAGCGACGCAATAGCCTTCGTGATGTGCGACAGGCCGCTATCGGGGTCGATGTCCTGCCCCTCCCACCACGCCAGCAAATGACGCATAGAGGCATCGTGATAAACCGATGCCCGCACGCCGATGGCGCGGTAATTGTGGCGACCGTATTTGCGCGCGCCCTCAAGCATGGCGAGCCCAACCTCACCCATCACGGGGCCGGATATTGTCGAAAGAGGAACCTTGCCGGTTCCAACCGCATCCTTCGGGTTAGACGCCTTGATGCGTTCATCGCTCATTTTTCAGCGCCCAAATTCAAAATCATGCGGACAACGTGAATCGCCTCATCAAGCGTTTCGACGCGATAGCCGAGCGCCTCATTAATCATCATATGTTCGTGAGGATTTCCCTTCCCTTCCATCACGGCGACGATGGGAATTCGAGCCTGAAAGCCCCATGCGATTTCCATGACCGTTCCAGTTGACACGGCCTTCGCGCCTGAAAGATTTGCGAGGATGACATCGCAACGTGTCGCGTCGAAATGATCGCGCGTCATCACGCCGCGCGGCGTGCTTAGACATCCGAGGTGTTTATATTCGTCGCCATGACCAGACAGTTCGCCAATCTGACGCAGGTATTCTTTACCGCGCAACGGCGACAATCCCGTGGCGGGCAACAGGCGCGGAGTCACAAAATCGCGCCAGTCCTGTGCGCCATCGAAGGTAAGTCCGGTGATCGGTCCGGCCAGATAAACGAGTCCACTCATGCCCTAAATTCTCCATTGATAATATTCACAAGAGTCCGCTTGCCGTTCGCATATTGAATCCCATGCGTGTTGAGCCAGTTCGACGGGCCAGCGTTATATTCAAGGTGCAATAAAGACGACGTGCCAACCTGATAGCAGCCGTCAGTAATACCCGGCCCGTGGCTATGCCCAATGAACGATTTGACACCGATTGCCGACAGGCCCTTGCGGCTACCGCGCGAGCCGTTGACGCCTTGGTCGCCGTGCATCGCAAATTCAACAGCGCGAATCTGATACGGTTCGCCGCGTTTCAGGAACACGCATCGCGCTGTGTTTTTCAGCAACTTCCGCGCCCAATAGTGAAACGGGTCGATCATGCTTGAGCCATTCGGCGTCATCTTGATCGACCGCACGACGGCGAGCGCCGTTTCTAAATACGTCTCCGCGTTCAACGGATCCTGACGCCAGTCAGCGTCGGCGATCCAGCGCGTCAACGCCTCGACGTGGTTTGACGGGACCAGCACGACCTTCTTGTCGCGCGGGATATTGGAATCGATAAAATCGCAGGCGCGTTTTATTTCCGCCTCGACGACATCCATCGACGCCGACCGCTTGGCGATGTTCACGAATGGATTTTTTGCGTGATGATGATTCCGCGAATAGAAGTCGAGCAGGTCATGCAACACGACGCGCTTTGGCTTGACCGCCGCCATGATCGAGCGCGGGCCAGAGAACGTCGCGGCGATAACCGCAGGGTCGGCAAAATCGACATGCACGTCGCCAAGCACAAGCGCCTCGGCTGGCTTTGCCGGACGCGATTCCGTGCGTGTGTATTCGTGTGCGAGGTCGATAAATGAGCCATCGGCACAAGCGGAAATCTGGCGCATGTGAAACGCCTTGCCGTCCAACTCGACGACGGTCGCCGCATACGAGTGATGAAACTCGCCTTTTTTTCCCGCCTTGCTGTCTGTGTAATTCGGCTTCGTGACAGCGCCGGTCGTCGCCATGATCTTCGGCAGCTTGTGAGACGGCGTGGCAATCGTTTTGAGTTCAACGCGCGGATGCCCGACGATGCCAGACCGATGCCCCGTCATGCTGTCGAGGCCGGATAGTGGGCTGACGGCGGTCGGCTGCACTTTTACGTCTGCCATCACGGACAGATTGTCATTCAACAAAAACCGGCCGTCGAATAAATGCGGCACGACTTCCGGCGCCCACCACTCAAACGACTCGTTATTTTCGTTCCATTGCGACGTCGGGTTTTTGTAGCGATACGGAATCACGATCAGCGCGGCCTTGTTCGCCTTGCAGTAAATCTTGAGCGCGTCAAAGAACGGCTTGAAAACGGGAGTCGCGTTTTGCGCCGACGTGATAACAAATCGAGTTCCGGCCGGTAACGCTGTCTGAAATTCGACGGCGGGCGAGGAGGGCGCGACGGGGTTCGTGGTGCGATGTCCGCAGTCTCGGCACTTCCATCGCTGACGCACGCTGGAATCCGCCTTGCCGTGGCGGAATAAATTGGCACCGCCGCATTTTGGACACGCGCGGTCGGTCATGCGCCGAGTTCCGCGCGGGCGCGCTCCCAGAAAATCTTGCGCTCTGCCAGCCCATTCGTGCCGCCGTTTATGCGCTTTGTGATTCTGGTGAATTGCTCGCCATCAGCTAGAGAATTAAGCCCTCGCGACTGCCAAAACCACGCAGCCGAGCGGCAGGCATTTTGCGGCGTTTCCAGTAACTCAGGATGGGAAACGAGATCGAGTCCCAGCGCAGAGCCGCACGCGGCATAATTCGCATGACCCGTAATTTGGATGAGGCCGCGCCCTCTGTAGCGTTGCCCATCGCCGTCAGCTTCAGGCGTGTTCCCAAGCGCCTTGGCCTTGCTTCCTGTGTCGTAAGCCCCGCCTGACGCCAATTCCCGAACGTATCGCAACTGACCGGACTCATGCGCAATTTGGGCTAAAAATGCCGACGCGCGGGCTCGTGTGTTGATCTCGAATTCGACCATTGCCGAATTCAAGTCGGACACAAACTTATCGGCACGGGAGCCCGATTGTGGCATTATTGCCCGTAATTGGTCTGCCGAAATGTTCATTTTCATTTTGATCCGGTATTTTTAACGGACACGGGGCGCAATTATGCCCGTTAAAATTAACGGACTGCGGCTGAATTGCAACAGTTATTTTTGCCGAATGGTGTAACCTGCGTTTTATGATCAAAGAAATCGCAATTTTCGCGGCGCTGGTAGTCGCCGTTTTGGTCGTCGCCGCGCTTCCAAATATCAAAAATGGGTGCGCGGCGACGCAGGGATCGATTGTGTATTTGCTCGGCCCGAGCTGCTAGAGATTTTGCAGTCGCTTCACCGCGTCTGCCCTATTCAGCTTCTTTTGCAGCGGCGGCAGATTCCTCGATAGCGATGCGCTCTTGCGCAGCAATCAACCAAGCTTCGTGCTCGGCTTCGTTGTCTGCCGTTAAGTCCGCGATGAAATCGGAGTGCGCCTTATCAATGGCGGATTGCTCGGCCATCATGCGGGAGTTTTCAGAAACCATCCAAGGCGTGAGATTTTCGTGCGTGGTGTCGTCGAGCGCATAGCCTTGGCCCTGTCCGACGACATCGCCCGCGATGTCGTCAAACCATGCCGGAAGGTCTTCATCCGCCATCGGAAACGGGGTCTCGGCGATCTTGAAATCAACGCCGAGCGGCACGTCTTTCAACGCGACCCAAGCAACAAGCTCGTCGTCGGTTTCGTCGCGGGTTTCGGCAGGGATGACCTCGCAATCATATCGCTTGGCGGAAGTCTCGGTTTCTTCCGTCACGACGCGTTCAAAAGACACTGGTGTGACCACGACTTGACGACGCGCGAAAGGCGCGGGAAACATCACATGGATAACCCCGTCTGGCGTTTTATAGCTCACTGTTTTAATCATTGCGGAGTTCCTTTAATAGGCAATTTGACCAGAAGAGTTCGCATCTGCGGCATTGTAGGACGCACCAAACCCCGTTTTGTATGTGAAGGCTGTGGTAGTCTTAGAAACCAATGGCGTGAGTAGTTGTTCTGAAGACACAACAGCCGAATAATTTGCATCGGGAGCAGCGGCTGTCAGATTAACAGTGTAATTGCCAGTTGAGTTTCTAACCCCGCTCGATATCCCGAAGCTAGACGTGGGCGCACCCGTGCTACCTGTCATCGACCACCAAGCCTTAAGGGTCCTGTGTGACCCAGCAAGTGCGGCGGACGTGACAGCCTTCGCCGTATCCGTGCCCGTATCAACTTCCGCTGTTGAAGTGAGAAGCACCAAGCCCTTTTGCGTTGTTGATGCGACAAGAGACGCTAAGCCAAGCGGAGTCACCGTCCGCACAGCATCAGTCAAGGCCGCTGTTTCGATACCCGTCGCAAGCTCCGACTCGCCAGTAGCAGTAGTCGATGCCACCCGCGCAATAGCTGACGTGCCGTTAAAGCGCACGACTCGGATGCAGCCCCAAGTTGTTCCGCCAAAACAGTAAAATTCAAGAATGTCGAATTGCGCGGGTTGGAAATTGACAAGCCCCGGCAAGATTAGGTTGCCCGAATATGTCAGGAGCCCCGGAGCCGCATTTGTGAATCGCAGAAGGCGGCGCATACCTGCGGTGCCCGCCGTGAACCCGGTAATCCCGACCGCTCCTGTGATTTGAACAGTCTCACCAGTCGCTGAGGCAATGTTCGGAGTTGCCGACGATGCAATATCAGCGCCCTGCGCTTGATTAATCGGCGCGCCGCTCATATTCAGCGCCCCGGTCATCGTGTCGCCAGCCTTGGCAACCTTATTTGCCGCGCCGGTCGCTGCGATCATGGCGACAATCGCGTCATAGACCTGCGTAAAATCTTCGTCATCAAGCGTGCCACCGTTCAACTCGACGACGTTGGCAAGTTCTTCTTGCAGATGATTAAGCGCGTCAGCACGCACGATCGTCGCAGGCGTTCCGGTTCCAGGATTGCCCTCTGTGTAAATCGGTTTTGCCGGATCGGTTACGTCGGCGGTCGGGTCATCAATGCGAAACATATTGCATCATCCTTGCGTTATTTTTAACGGTCAAAAGTCAAATTTATGGCGCGGTCAGGTTTCGACAGCCGCCCCCGTGTAAGCGAAAATCTGCGTCGTATGCGCGGGCGCGTATTTAGAAATCAAACACTCAAGCGGCTCGTTACCCCAATAGCGCAGCGGCTCGCCGACAGCGCCGACGCCAGCCCGCATCACCTGAATCGTGTCGGTAGCCGACGTGATTTGAAAAACGAAAATCCAGTCTGAATTTGTCAGCGCATCACCGATGGAATTCATCCCGACACGAAATGGCCGAAATTCCGTGATCTCGATGTCGTAACCAAACGTCGCGGCCAACTCGACGAAATACCCCGGCGACGCCCCGCCCTCGGCTCGCAGCTTTGTCAAAACCGCGTTGCGCCGAGCGTCAACAGTCGAAACGTCAAACTCGCAATCGTCAGGCAGTCCGGTGACACGCTCCCAATCGACGAGCATCTGGACTGTCGTCAGCGGGATCATTTCCGAAAGCAGGTCACAGTCTCGGTTGTGAATTCGTGCATGTTCGACCGAAAGACCATCAAGCAACTTTGTCAGGGTCGAGTCGGCGTCACGCAACCATGCGGGGCCGGTCGGCAAGAGTTCTTGTGCCTGCCCCAAATAATCCGTGCTGGTTGCCGTACAATCAGACATAAGTGATCGTTCCCAAAATAGGAATCTTTCCGGTCGTGTGTGTCACGTCGCCTGTCGGGATTGTGATCGTGTGGCTTTCCTCGCCAGTCGCCAGCGACACCGCTTCCCAAATTTTTGAAATCGGGATTGTTCCGCCCGGCTCACCAGCCCGCGCGATCATGTCTGCGAGTTCCGCCTCGATAGAGGCTCGTGTCGCTGCCGTGTCGAGTGTCAGATCAGCAATCGTCACGTCAAGTGCCTCGGCAATCGGCGCAACAGCCGTCACATCAGCCGTCACCGGACGGCGCATCGGATCGTCGATATACGCCTGCACGGTCGCCACATCGCCAGACAGCGGAATACCGTCGGAATAGGTGGCATCCATCATAAAACGCACTGTGACCGTGCCTGCGCCCAATTCGAGCGGATAGACCCATGCGCGGGTGACACCGGGAACCTCAAGCGCCCATGCCTCGTAATCCGTTTTTGATCCACCATGTGGCGGGTTTTGAATCCGAGCCAAAATTCGGGCCTTATAGAGCGGATCGGCTTCGTCGTCAGTGCCGCCGGTCAAGCCACCGGCAGCCACCACACAAGCGGAATTCACGCCCGGCACAGGGCTGATAAATGAAGCCGTCGCCGCCGCGTCAGTGTTGCCATCGACACCAGCCGAAACCGCCTGCACAGCGACAATCGCCACGCCGCCCGAAATCGTCGCGCCGGTCGTGACCTTGAAAATCGTTCCGTCGGCGCGCTGAATTTCAACGTCAATATCAATCGTCGAGCCGTTCGTGCCAGTCACGCTTATGTTGCCTGTCGCGCGGGTCGCCAGCTTGCGCAGGATTCCCCAGACGCGGCCCCAAGCCTCAAGCCCGTCGCTATCCGCCGTGTCAACAATCGCCTGACGTGCGATATACGCCTGATAGCCATAGAGCCCATGCGCGACGCCAGCCTGCACACGCGCCAGCACGCCAAGAAACGAGCGCCGCAGACGCGCATCCGCACCTGGCAAGCGGGCGTTAATGTCCGACTTGATCCGGTCGTCAATCGTCGCCAGCGTCGGGCGCGTGAATCCAGTATCAGCCATTTATCGAGCCCCAAACATTTGCAAATTTCAATTCACGGCTGCGGCCATCCGTGCGAGTGATCGTGACCACCATGTCAACGCGGTCCTGTCCGTTTCGCGTCACCGATGTCGCAATTCCAGTCGCAACCTTGTCGTCGATCAGCCATTGCAGCGCCTCGGCAACAGCCTCGCGCGCAAGAGCCATCGTCTCATTCGTGATTTTGCGGCGGAACAAAAGCCAGAGACGCGAGCCAACCTTGTCGCCATCGACTTCAGCAAGCGTGTCGCCCCACCAGCCGCGTCGCGTCACGTCGTCGGAAACGTCGTCGTCGGACTTCGCGCGCCGCCATGTGAAAAGCGAATTTATGACGGAAGATTCGAGATCGTCGCCGCCGGTCAAATCGCCCGCCGAAACGGAAATATCAGCCGAGAAAGTCTCAGGATTCCAGATCAGAGATACGTCGCTCATGTCTTTGGAACCCCGCCGTCGCCAACGCCGCCACTATTGATATGAACGTGATTTTTACCGGACACAGTGCCAGCAACTACGTCGCCTGCTGGCGCCGTG